TTATGCGACACTGTAAACCTCTTTGGCGCGCGTGGTGAACGCCTGAACCATATTCGAGGCCAGCTCTTTAAAGATTCGGCCAAACGCCAGTTCGATCAGCTTATTGGTAAATTCAAAATCCAGATGAAACTCAATGCGGCAGGCGTCAGCGCTCAGTGGCGTAAACTTCCACCCTCCCATCAGTTTTTTAAACGGACCATCCACCAGATGCATCAAAATACTCTGATTGCTCGTCAGGGTATTGCGCGTGGTGAACGTTTTGCTGATCCCCGCTTTGGAGACATCCACGGCCGCAGTCATCTGCGTCGGGCCGGATTCCAGCACTCGGCTACCGGTGCATCCTGGAATAAATTCCGGATAGGACTGAACGTCGTTCACTAACTGATACATTTGTTCCGCGCTGTAGGGAACAAGCGCAGTACGGCTAATCTGAGGCATAGCATTTTCCATGGTCACACAACAGACAAATAATAACATTTATCACCTGTTAAAAAAACGCTAAGCCTTATCTCGTGCTAATATAGCGCGTTAGACCTCACAGGACGCAATGAGGTGACTTTTTAAAATCAGATTACCGACGGCTTTACGACACTTATGACGAAGAAAAAAGCACATAAACCTGGTTCGGCGACCATTGCGCTTAACAAGCGTGCTCGCCACGAGTATTTCATCGAAGAAGAATTCGAGGCCGGCCTTGCGTTGCAGGGCTGGGAAGTAAAATCGCTGCGTGCCGGGAAAGCCAATATCGGCGACAGCTACGTGATCCTGAAAGACGGTGAGGCCTTCCTGTTCGGCGCGAACTTTACGCCGCTGACCGTCGCCTCTTCACATTACGTTTGCGATCCTACCCGCACCCGTAAGCTGCTGCTGAACAAGCGCGAACTGGAATCCCTCTACGGACGCATCAACCGTGAAGGCTTCACCGTGGTGGCACTCTCTTTGTACTGGAAAAACGCCTGGTGCAAAGTGAAAATCGGCGTGGCGAAAGGTAAGAAACAACACGACAAGCGTACTGACCTGAAAGCACGCGAGTGGCAGCTCGATAAAGCACGTATCATGAAAAACGCAGGACGTTGATTCTGCGCGCTTATTGTACTATTCAATAAGTTAGCGTTTCGGGCTGGTGTCGAGGAAGTGAAATCTGGTATACTGAGTTCAACACTATTGGGGCTGATTCTGGATTCGACGGGATTTGCGAAACCCAAGGTGCATGCCGAGGGGCGGTTTGCCTCGTTAAAAGCCGCAAAAAAATAGTCGCAAACGACGAAAACTACGCTTTAGCAGCTTAATAACCTGCTAAGAGCCCTCTCTCCCTAGCTTCCGCTCTTAAGACGGGGATCAAAGAGAGGTCAAACCCAAAAGAGATCGCGTGGAAACCCTGCCTGGGGTTGAAGCGTTAAAACTAATCAGGCTAGTTCGTTAGTGGCGTGTCTGTCCGCAGCTGGCGTGCGAATGTAAAGACAAACTAAGCATGTAGTACCGAGGATGTAGAAATTTCGGACGCGGGTTCAACTCCCGCCAGCTCCACCAAATAAATCAAGGGGTTACGTGAAAACGTAACCCTTTTTTTTTGTCCATGTCCACTTTACGTCCACCCAACAAAACCTTGTCCTGCACTAATCCCACCAATTCCAGTTTTTACACTTGTTCATCCAGTGCCCATATGCCGCTTGCCATGCCTCCGGCTCATCGGCAAATAGTTGTTCTGCAATCGGCAACCACTCAATCCCTCTCGTACCGTACTCCAGATAACGCCATGACCTTTGTTGCAGACCGCAGCCAGGACACTGGCCACGCAGAGGCATTCTGGGCAATCACCCACGCCCTGCATAACGAACCACTTAACTACGAAAACAAACCAAAATCCCGCTGGGGTGTAAGGAAACAAGCAGCATGAGCAAAAAGAAACGTTTTGTGAAGAGTGAACAGCGCGGCGTTAAGTCCAAAAAAATGAGCATTATCAGCTTTGGCAAACCAGAACCGGTACTGACTACCGGAACCGATTACCGGGATATCTGGTATGACAACGCCGCCGATCACTACACCCAGCCGATTGACCGCCTGGCGCTGGCGCAGCTAATCAACCTGAACGGCCAGCACGGAGGGATTATCCACGCCCGTAAAAACATGGTTACAGCAGACTATCAGGGCGGCGGCCTGACGTTCGACGAGCTGGAGGCCGCTGTTTTTGATTACCTGACCTTTGGTGATATCGCTGTGGCCAAAATCCGTAATGGCTGGGGAGACGTGATCGGGCTTCAGCCGTTGCCGGGGCTTTACCTCCGCCGACGAAAGGAGAGAGAAAACGCGGAGACTGTGCCCGGGGATTACGTGGTTTTACAGGAAGGCGAGCCGCTGGCGTTCCCGCCTGAAGATATCATTTTCATCAAAATGTACGACCCACAGCAGCACATCTATGGTCTGCCGGACTACATCGGCGGCGTTCACTCTGCCCTGCTGAACAGTGAGGCGGTTATCTTCCGCCGTCGCTACTACCACAACGGCGCACACACGGGCGGCATTTTGTATACCCGTGACCCCAGCATGACGGACGAAATGGAGGAGGAGATTGAACAGCAGCTGCGGGACAGCAAGGGGATCGGCAACTTCTCCACCATTCTGGTAAACATCCCAGGCGGCGACGGCGACGCGATCAAGTTTATTGAGATGGGGGACATTTCGGCCAAAGATGAATTTGCGAGCGTGAAGAACATCAGCGCCCAGGACATTCTGAACGCGCACCGCTTCCCGGCCGGGCTTGCGGGTATCGTTCCGCAGAATACTGCCGGACTGGGCGACCCGGAAAAGGTTGAACGCACCTATAAAAAGAATGAAGTGCTGCCCATTCAGCGCCGACTGGCGATGGCCATCAACAGCGATCCGGAAATTCCGCGCCACCTGCATTTGAATTTTGCTGAAGAAACAACGGTGAAGGGTGCAGCATGATGCAAAAAAGGCTAAAATCCAGGCATTATTTGACAGCCGGAGAATGGAATATGAGAGTCCTGAAGATTGAATGCCCGGAGTGCGGCTCTAAGGCTGTGATTCGAAAGACTAACCGGAAACACCGCAAAATTGCGGATATTTATTGCTCCTGCGCTGATGTGGAGTGTGGGCATACCTTTGTTATGAATTTGACGTTTTCCCATACTCTCAGCCCCAGCGCTAAAACGGGTGATGTTTTGGTAAAGACTCTGCTCCAGAACTTATCACCCGATCAAAAACAAATGGCGCTGGATTTACTGAAGGCCGCCCCCGCCGCCTGAACCGCCCCCAATATGGGGGTGTTTTTTTTCATACTGATCAAGCTTCCTTCCCAGTTCCCGCGTCATCTCCCCCAACCAGGCCAGCGCCACATCTTTTTCATCCTCAGTACATTCTGCGGTAGCCATTAATTTTGCAAACAAAGCGATCCGTTGAAAGGCAACGGTTTCAAATAATAAATCCTGCACAGTATCCTCCCACGCAAACAACTGTATATAAACACAGTATACCTAAACGAACGATATGTGAAATAAAAATTCACGTTATTAACAAGTTACGTATTACTTATCACGAACTTACAAGCGGCTACCTCCAGCCTGGCCATTGTTCATCTTCCGCTTTGCCCCGCTTCTCCTGTAACCTCCCTTCCCTGTAAATCAGGGCAGATCGGCCAAATTTCAGACCACCACCTCGCTTCAGAATGTCGATTTCTTCATCCGTTCCGGCAAACCCTCGCTGGTTCAGTTCCAGTTTTAACCGTCTCCGGGTTCCTCCCTCCGTACAGTTATTGACAGAACTCCAAGGGGCGGCGCTGCCGCCAGAAAAACCCGCCTCCGCTGACGCTTCGGCCAACTTCGCAACCTTCTGCCACTTAACCAGACGGGTGCAAACTTCGGAATCAGGGATCAAAGGCGAATAGATACCCTGCACACGCTGAACATCTTCTGCGTACTCGTTACCCTGTTCAGTGATTTCATAGGCCAGACGTACAACCAGATCGCGACGTGCAACCAGTGCGCCACCCTGCAACTGGGTATAGGCCGCCCAGTCCCCGACATCAGCAGCCGCCAGCACCGCATCCATACGGCTGTCAGTCAGGCGCTGATCACCCAGGCGGCGCAACTCACGCCATACAGTCACAGGCGCACCACCAATTTGCTGAAACTGGCGAATCCGCCAGCGGGATGCCCAGGCCGATACGGATTTGGCCATATCGCGCAGGTTTTCCCCGGTTTCTTCATCCTGCTCGCCATCGAGCGCAAAGCCGTCGATATTTTTTGAGATGTACTTAGCGATATAACCCGTTGCCGAACCTTTAGCGGGATCGATAGGCTCAACGTGAAAACGCGCCTTAAGCGCGTTGGGTGTCTGAAGCTCTTCTGAATCGGCAATCCTGGCGTGATAGCAAAGAATATCGCGCACCGTCTCAACGTCATGCGGTCGCATAAACAGCAACATATGCCAGTGCGGTGTTCCGTCGTGGTGCGGTTCCACCACGCGAAAACCAAAAACATGAATACCGGCACGGGAGATCGCCGCACGTGCTTTTGCCCAGACGTTGCATAAATAACGCTGCGTGTCCCGTGGGTTTAAGCCATTCCACTGAGACACAAAGCCGCCCTTACTGTGTACCGCGTGATAACGTGATGGCGCGGTGATTGTGTAAAACTCACCAGCCAGCCCTTCTTCATTTGCCATATCTTCAAATCCTCTCATTCGAACCATCAGTTCACAGCGACGGATCGCAGGATTAGCCACACTGCGATGAACCATACTGTCCAGCGCAATGCGGTTGCCCTCATCGTCCATCAGATCAAACTTCTTGAAAAATTCCAGATTGCGCTTTTTCTGATCTATCCATTCGCCCAGGGTTTTGCGCGATACGTAAGCGCTTGCAGATTTCTGCACCTGGCCAACGGCGATGGCCAGGTGCTCACGTTGAAGATCACGGGCACGCTTCAGACGCTGATACCACCATTCCGGTGCCATGAGACGCAAAATCCCGGACTCCGCCTTTCGGGTTTCCAGGTGGCCATCATTGGCTTCGTGCTCTGCCCAGTACGGCGGCTGATTGTTCAGCATGAGGGAAAGTGAACAGAGTTTGCGGTAAGCCTCCAGCGTGCGCTGGCGCATTTCCCTTTCGTCTTTGGGTTTACCCTTCAGCGTGTCGGTGAAGTCATAAAACATCTGAGCTATCCAGCCAGAGACCTGGCCAGAGAGCTTTTTGAGATCAGTACGGTCAAGCGACGGCAAACGCTGCAATGATTTGCCAAAAGGGAGATCGAATACATCAGCGGCCAGCTGGTAACGCGCAGCCACTTTCCGCAGACGTGGCAATACATTCTCACCGATTGTTTTGCGCAGGAATGTATTGGCACGGCGGCGGCCGTCACGACCAGCAAACAGCTTTTCGTAACGGTTGCCAAAATACCCGGCTAGCCAGTCGGGTATCTCATGAAGGAACTGTGAGCGCCATTCGTAGTCCTGTGGGTTAACTGCCCACAAACGGCGCTCTGTGATTGTTGCATCCGCTGGCGTTCCTGGCGCAAAAGTATCACGCCGCCAGATATCGACGGCATGATGTTGGCCAGCAAGAGACAGATCAGTCACGATTAACCCACTTCTTCCAGGCATTAATCATGTAAGCAGCGACACATACCGCCACCAGTACAGGCCAGACGAGGGAAGAGATTGCGACCAAAATAAAGTCCACATCATCCGAAGTCTCCGTGTCCCGGCGCTCTTCCAGGGAAAAGAAGATGAAAGCCGCAAATACCGTCAGCGCATACAGCCCGGTCATGGGTTCAGTCATCATTTCGCCACCACCCCAGCGCTGGAGGCTGTGGAAACTGGTGATTTCAGGATCAGCTCTGCGGCAGATTTCTGGCTCGCAGCTGCGGCACCAACACTGCGGGGCGCTTTGACCTTCATCGCCTCAAACCCGGCGTAAAGGTAATGCACCATTTCCAGATCGCTGTTTGAAGCAACAACACTCACGCCCTTTTCAGCGAGACGGCGCAGCTTTCTGGCCAGCCGCCCCTGATCAAGATGTGAAAAGCCGCTTTCAGTGTATGAGGTGAAATTTCCTGATTCCGTCAGGTATGGCGGATCGCAATAGACCACATCCCCGGCACGAACCAGCGCAAGCGTTTCGGAGTAATGGGCGGTGATGAAAGTTGCGCGCTTCGCCTTTTCAGCAAATGCGCGGACTTCTTTAAGCGGGAAATAGTTTTTCTTGTACTTACCGAATGGGACGTTGAACTGTCCACGGCGGTTGTAACGGCAAAGCCCGTTAAAGCCGTGGCGGTTCAGGTACATGAAACGGGCAGCGGCTTCAACGCTTTCCGCCCCACGCCCCTTTCCGGACAAATTGAACGCGTCCCGGACGGCATAGTAAAAAATAGCGCGGCTCTCCTGTTCACCCAACGCCCCGGCAGAAAACAGGGTTTCAAGCTCCACAAGAAACGCGTCGGTATGGTAGGCCATCGCCTTATACAGGTTGACTAAATCCGGGTTCAGGTCAGCGATCAGGTATTCGTTATAGTCCGTATTCATCATGACAGCACATGAACCAGCGAACGGCTCAACCAGGCGTTTACCTTCCGGCAAATGGTCACGCAGCTGCGGCATGATGCGGACTTTACTGCCCACCCATTTAAGTGGGGTTTTAATTGTCATCGCCCTCTCCCAAATCCAGCAATTCATCCAGGCAATCATTGCGACCTGCGGCGTAATCGCTGTAAGCGAGCGGCCAACCATTACGGTACTCTCTCGGTGCTTTTTCAGCCGTCAGCACTGCCAGCGCGATTTCGGCCTGGTACAGACGCATTGACGTATGCATGGACGGGATTAACTCGTTACGCTCTTGCCAAAACTCAACATCTTCACGGGTTAGGTTGATTAACTGCTCTTTTGAAAATTGCTTGCGCTTGTTCAGTTCCATGCCGCACCGCCTTTGCTGCAAATGGCTGCGGCTTCTTCACGGATCAGCTCTACGATTTCGGCAGCGCTTAAACCTTCGTTAGCGGCATACGCGGCCAGCTTATCCAGACGGGCAGAACACAGATCGGCGGAGGCCGCTTTACCCTCCTCAGTCGCTTTGGCCAGCATTGCCAGCAGGTCAGTACCGGATTGGTTGACGGGTAAAAACATGCGTGTTGTTTGCATTTTGTTTTCCTTAAGGCAAAAGAATCCCCGGCCACCGCAGGGATGGCCAAAAATTCAGGCAGTTAATTAGTGGAAAGAAACTGTAACGGGCGCGGCTGAGTAGCTCGGCGCAGGTATCTTGTGCAGCTCGTAGGTGTTGCGCCACCATTCCTGGATCAGCGCCTTAACTTCCCCGGCGCCCAATGACCCGGCGATGTAATACATGGAACGAATGCTGGCCAGCGCTTCAACCTGTTGGTACTGGCTTTCCGCTTCACGATAGACACAGCACCAGTACGCAACATTCACGGCCAGCCAGTGCCGTTTGTTTGTCATGTGCTCGGTGTCGTTAAAGAAAAACGGATGTAAGGCCACACGGCCATTTTTAACGGTACTTTTCGCCAGAAAGAGAATGGCGTAATTATGTGGAACACCCCACGCGGCCAACTCTCGCCCCAGTTCTTTGGCATCTACAGAGATAATGGACATCAGTGATTCTCCTGCTGTTGCAACAATTGCATTTTGCTAACGAATTGAGGTGCCACAACCATCTGCACCCCGTTACTGCTGTAAATCGGATTAACCACCTTTGCCGGGCGATTGGCGGTGCGCCGGGAAAAATCGCTGTCACGCAAACTCCCGAACCCCTCAAACGTTAACCGGGCGCGGGAAATACCTTGTTTCAGTTGAATCATTTCCCGGTAGTTCAGGCGTGCATACAGCTCATGCCAGCAGCATTTACACAGGTGGGCTTTGAAAACGTCCGATCCGGAATTTACTGCGGCTGCATGTAAAACAACCCCTCGCCATTCAGGTGTTAATTTGTCCCACCATTCGGCGGCTTCGCTTTTTTCACTCCAGTATTTACGGCGCATATACTCCAGCCACTTCAGGCCGATCTCCTGCTGTTCTGAGCTAATGGCCATAACGCCCCCGGAACAATCCCATCAGGCGATGCCACCAACGGCGGCACGGTTGATGCGCAGTAAATTTATGTACGTGGCCAGGGTTCCAGCGTTGGCCATTGGGCAGCTCAATCCATCCAGTGGAGCCGCTTGCCAGTTGCATGGCCGGAGATTCTTTTTTCAGGTAGGTAACGAACGCTTTCATGGTTATCCCTCACATCATGCCGCTGGCGCTGGTAGTCACGATATCGACGGCAGCAGCAAGAACCGGCGCAGACTGGAGGCGGCTTTCAACGGTGTAAGCCAGAACGGAAAGGGAACGGATGGCATCACGGGCACGATCAAGAATTTGTGTGCGGCGTGCGGCGGTCATGTGCTCAGTTGATACAGCTTCCCCAGCGATCGCGCCCACATTTGCAGTGGCATTCAACGCGCAAAATTGCATGTTGGCTTCAGTGGCGTTATTGACCGGAACGGACGGAAGGCAGTTAATCTGCCCCAGCATCCCATCCAGCAGACGGGCATCTTCCGTGTAATCGGTGATAGCCAGCAGCTCGTCACAGGTAAGGCGGTGTGGTTGAATCGGGTTCAACTTATTGCGCAGGATCTGCGGACGCATACCAACGGCAGCGGCCACATCTTCCAGATTGTGGGACAGTGCAAACGCTCGGCAAGCTGCATCAAAATGCGCATGTTTGGAAGTTTGGTAATCAAACATTGTTCCTACCCCATTCCATATACAGAATGATTATGATGAATGGACAAAACGAACTACTAATGGTCTGCATTCCATGCGAACCAATCTACATATACGTGTTCTTTTGGTTTTTCCTTCGGCTTGATTTTTACTTTTCCCGAGTGAACCCAGTAACGAGCAGTACGTAATTTGATACCAACACGCTCACTAAAAGTTTTGATAGGTATCCAGCGGTTCTCTGAATAGGTTGCGGAGGTAGTTTTCATAAGGCAAAATCTCACTTTGAAGTAACCACCATTTGCAGATGGTGGCAGTGGTTAACAACGAACTACTATCATTCACAAACATAAACTACAAACGAACACCATGAATCCTATTTAGTCGTTTGTAGTTTGTCAACCATTAAGAACTACAAAGATGCAAAAATATAATATCAAAACAGGCGCTAGAGAGGCTGTTGCAAGGATCTGCGAGGTGTACGGTTTCACTTCCAGGCTTCAATTGGCTCAATACTTGGAAATGTCCCCAAGTGCTTTGGGTACAAGGATCATGCGTGATAACTTTCCTGCTGATCTTGTTTTGAGGTGTGCGTTAGAAACAGGAGCATCTATCTATTGGCTTACTACAGGAGAGGGTGCCACCTTTGACCACCTGGCCAGCGACACGCTTAGAATCCCAGCATTTAAAATTTCCAATAATGAGTTCATCAGAGAATCGTCTTATATTTACGACAAAGCGGTTCTCCCAGACTTTTCTGGCGAACTACAAATAATCACAGACGACAAAGTAACCTACTTTGTAGACATATTTTCACACCAGGCTTCTGACGGTAAGTATTTAATTGAATACTCCGGCACAAAGAGCATCAAAGAACTGACGCTGCTTCCTGGTAACAAACTTCGTATTGATTGGGGCAAATACCCTGTGGATTGCGACATTTCAGATGTTGTGCTGCTTGGAAAAGTGGTTGCTACTTATTTGGTTAATGATTAATGACGGTAAGAAAGACACCAGAGGGGGATTGGCTTTGCGATTTGCGTCCAAACGGTGCGAAAGGAAAGCGCATACGCAAGAAGTTTGCGACGAAAGGAGAAGCCCTCGCTTATGAAAAGTACATATCAAATGAGCTTGAAGATAAACCATGGCTAGGTGATAAGCAGGACAATAGGCGATTATCTGATCTCATTGAACAATGGCATGCGTTGTATGGCCGCACCCTGTCGGATTCAGACCGGATGATGTCAAAATTGAAGGGAATTTGTGCTGGCATGGGCAACCCCGTTGCTTCAAGCATCACTGCTGCTGATTTCAGCGCTTACCGTGAAGGCAGGCTCAAAGGGGAAATACCGGATGTAAACGGGCGCTGTATGCCAATCCAACCGCAAACGGTTAACCATGAACAGAGGAACTTATCAGCCGTTTTTGGCACCTTGAAAAAACTAGGGCATTGGTCACTTCCAAATCCTATTGCCGGCATCCCTACATTCAAGGTTGATGAAAAAATGGTTTCTTTTCTCTATCCACATGAAATCCGAAACCTTTTAGACCTACTTACTGAGTCCAACAGCCCAAGTGTTCTCATCATTTCAAAAATTTGTCTGGCAACTGGAGCAAGGTGGAGTGAGGCTGAAAATCTTGAAGGGTCACAAGTTACTCCATACCGTATAACTTACAAAAATACAAAAAGTGGGAAGGTTCGTTCTGTTCCAATCACTAAAAACCTTTATGAAGAAATTCCCAGAAAAAGAGGGCGCCTGTTTACTCCTTGTAGGAAAACGTTTGAAAGGATAATAGAAAAAGCTGGTATCGATTTACCACAAGGACAGTGCACGCATGTGTTAAGACATACTTTTGCAAGCCACTTTATGATGAATGGTGGTAACATTCTTGTCTTAAAAGAGATTCTGGGACACTCTGATATTAAAATGACGATGGTATATGCCCATTTTGCCCCAGCCCACTTAGAAGATGCCATAACTAAAAACCCACTCTCAATGCTGGATTGATATTAATAGGAACAATAATGAATAATCTTTTGAATTTATCAATTATGATTACCAATATCCTCTTCATTCTGGCATACCTTATCTACCTTTATGTTAAGAAAGCATATTCTATGAATGCAGAACGATTGACAAGCCAACCGTTATTCACAGCCTCAATAATCATACCAATAGTTTCTTTCTTTTGTTTAGGATATATAGCATGGTCAGGACATTCCTTACGATTAGATGGCGAAGGGATGAATAATTTTCTGAACATTAGTAAGTTGCCAATCGCCGTCCTTTCGTTAGCGATTCCTTTTGGTGTTATCGTTAATAACATCCACAGAACAATTCAGACTGATAAGCAAATAAAGGAGGCAGAAAGTAAAAATTTCATGGATAGATATTATGCTCATAAAAAAAACACTATCGAAAATTTACAAAACATTGACCTCTCCGAACTTCATATCATTTATAAATATTCAAAATTAGAATTCAAAAATTGCCACTCTACATATAAAAAATTTTATCCTTTCGCCTCTATAAAAAACAACGATTTCAATGCAGATAGCGCAATGATAGAGAAGGCAAATAATTTATTCCTACAACTTAACAAGCTAGTTAATAAAACAGAACTAAACACCATAACGGATTATTATTATAATTTGAATCAAGTAGAGGAACTTTTGCATTCAATTCACGAACATTATGAATTTAAGCCTTTAGACTTTAAAGAGATCTTCAGTTCAACCATTGAAAATGAAGAGAATCTGGAATTTGAATTTAGAACCAAATTCATAAATGAAGACAACTTGAAACTGAGCATTTCAACTTATTTATTAGCGCATTATAACATAGCTGAATTATTTGAGCTGAAAATCACCAAAGAATTCAAAAGAGATACTAATGAATTAGTAAAATACTCCATTAGCGTTGAGGACAGATATCCGAGATGGAACACAACTGATTTGATTAAAGGTACTTACCCACGCTTCAAACTAAAACTAGTGCAATAA